GATGGACATGTTCAGCGTCGTGGCCGAGAAGCCGTCGGGCAGGCTGATTTCGGTGTCGCTGTCCATCAGCTGCACGGACGCATATTTCGCGTCGCCGCCGGACACGTCGCAGCTCAGGACCTGCACGATCGACTGCCACGTGGTGATCTTGCGCACCGAGCCGATGCCGGCGCCGGCCGGGAACGCGACCGTATCGGTCGTGTCGAAACCTTCCAGCGTGACGGAGGTGCTCGCTGGCGCCTTCGCACGGAAGACGCGGCCCGTCGCCTTGCTCCAGCCGCTGGTGAATTCGAGGTAATCGCCGACCGCGAAGGTGTTGGCAGCGGTCGTCAGGACGCATTCCGTCGCGTTTGTCGCGGCGCTGACGTTGATCGCCGCGGCGTACGCGGACGCGACCGCGTACGAGATGTTGTTCGGGAGTTGGAAGCTCACTTGTAGGCCTTTCAGTAAAAACCCGTCGAGCGGGCTGGTTGCGCCCTCTTCCGGGCAATAAAAATGCCGCCTGGGTTGCCCGAGGCGGCAGGATGTCTTCGGCGTCGGCGCTTACCGGTCCGCCCAGATAGAAAAGTCCTGGCGCGAGCAGTACCGCGCCATGTCCGGATCCGCGTCGGACGCGGCAGCGCCGGCCGGTCGCGCCTGGAACACGGCGGCCGAAATCAGCGCCGCCTCGATCTGTTTGATCAGGTCTTTCGCTTCCGCGCGGCGATCGCTCCACACGTTGATCTGGACGAGCGCGTTTTCCTTCGACGGCGCCGCGCCATCGACGAAGTCCACCACGTCGCCGCCGATCTGCTGCCAGGTCACGTACGGCCGCGCCGTGTCGGTGGGCGCGAAGTCGGGGAACGTGCGCGGACAGATCGCCTTCAGCAGCACGACCAGCTTTTCTTCGAGCGTCATTGGATCAACCTCTGCAGCATGTCCGCCGCAGCCTGGGCTGCCTGCGGAAACTTCACCTCCGCGCGACGCACGAACGACAGCGCGGGCACCTGGCGCGGTGCCGGCAGCGGGACGTAATAGGCGTCCTTCACAGCCTGCGACGCGCCACGGCCCGGCTTGCGCTTGCCCCGCGCGCCCGGACGGACCGCCGTATAAAAATTGCCGTCCCGGCCGACGTAGGTCACGTACCGCTGGATGTGGCCGAACTCGACGAGATGCCCGTGCGGCGCCTTCCGGACATTCCAGCTGACGTGGTACGTCGCGCGCCCGTCGGCACTGTTCGCCTGCGAATACACCTGGTAGATGCTCTGGGCCAGCTTGCCGGTCTTGGCCGGGATGGCGGCGACGCTGCGCTTCACCTCGTCGTACAGCACCTGGGCGGCCGCCTGCGCCGCCGGCCGCGCCGCGGCTTCGGCGGCCTCGCCCATCTCGTCGAGCATGGCGTGGACGCCGGCCATGTCCACCGTGAGCATGCTCATCGGGCGCACTCGCAGACGAGGAACATGAACTGCGGATCGCGGTCCGGCAGCGGCGGCGCGACGACCTCGTATTCCTCGCCGTTGTAGCGCACGCGCCAGGCGGCATCGACGTCGTTCCGCGCGCGGATCAGGATCGACGCGCGCTTGACTGCGATGTCGGCGCCCGCGCGCAGCACTTCCGCGCCGGTCTGGAAGCGGACGTTCGCCCACACCGTCGCGACGTCGATCCAGCCCGTGACCGGCTGCCCGACGGCGTCTTCGCCGGACGTGCGCCGGAGCAGGGTGATTCGGTGATTCATCATGCGTACACTTTCAGCCCGTCCAGCAGGCTTTCGAAGTTTTCCGGCCTGGCGTTCGGCGACGGCGCAAACTTCTGCTGCACCCATGCGAGGATGTAGCCCTTCGCCTCGTCCGGCACCGCGGCGTCGTCCGGCCCATACCCGCACATGTATTGCACCTCGACGGCGTTGATCCGCGCCGCCGTGCTCGGCCAGCTGCGGTTCGGCGCCGGGACGACGTAGCCCGGTGCGCTCTCGGCATCGAGCAAGTAGTCCTGCGGGTCCAACTGCTGCTGCACGCCGGCGGCGTCGTAGAACTTGATGTGCACGACGCTCGCCAGTGGCGGCTTCGGCAAGCGAATCGCGTCGGGGAAGGCGTCGAGCGTCACGCGCCAGGTCTGCGTGACGAACGCCCGCCCCGTCAGGTGCTCGGCCTCGCGCGTGTACGTGCGCACGGCCTGGGCGATGTCGGCGTCGAGCGCGGACGTGCCGTCGGCACCGACGTCGACGCGCGCGGCACGGCGCGCGGCATCCATCGACACGGCCAGCGCCGCCGGTGGAACGATCAATCGTGAGGTCATCGGGTATTCCTTTGCATTGCCACCGGACGCGGGCCTCTGGCGGCGGCCGGCCGGCCTTCGTTGTAATGCTGCTGCGGCGCGTAGCCGGCGCCCGCCGGCCCCCGCGCGTAAGTCGGCTGCGCGCTGTAGCGAAGCTGCGCGTCGGCGCCGGACAGGTTGAACGCGCCGGCCTGGGCGGGCATGCATCGCGAAGCCCGAAGCGCGGCGGCTGCGCCCGCGAGCACGAAGCTGCCGGACATCGACGATAGTCGCCGGCGCGCCAGCACGCCGGCCACGCCGGCGGCCAGCGTGAACGCCCCGGCAACCGCCGTCAGCGTGTAGGTCGGTCCGCCCGGCGCAGGATTCGGCGTGTACACCATCTGCGCGCTGCCGGGCGACAGCACGAATGCGCCTGGCTGCGCGGCCAAGCGCCGCGCTACCGTCATCGACGATGCGGCCCCCGCGATACCGAAGCTGCCGGCGCTCGCCGCGATCTTGCGGGCCGCCTGGATCATCGCGGCCGAGCCGGTCATGCCGAAGGTGCCCGTGGCCGCCGGCAGGCGGCGCGACGCAATGAGGTTCGCAGGCGACCATGCCGTGGTCAACGCGCCTGCCGCGACCGCAAGGCGGCGCGCCGCCGACAATACGGCCGGCGAAGCCGACAGCAGGAATGCGCCGGAAGCCGCCTGGAGCAGGTATGCGGCAGCGGGCGCACGAACCATCCAGACGCGCCTCGGCGGCCCCTTGAAGAGCTGCCACGGGTTGTCCGCCAACGACTGATGCTCCGCATCGGTCAGCGGTCGGTTCCACATCGCGACCAACATCAGGCCGCCCGTCAGCCACTGCTGCGCCGCCGTTTTGCGGGCGCCGACATATATCTGGCTGTTCGGCGCCTGCGCAGCGCCGCCCAACGTGGCGGATGCCTTGATCCCTTTCTGGTAGACCGCATAGCTCGTGCCGTTGACCGTCGCGCCCATCGCGAAGCCGTTGGCGAGGTCGTAGGCGGACAGCGTGGCCGCAGCGGCGACGCTTCCGTTGCCGCCACTGTAAAACGGGATAAGCTCGGCTTTTCCAGCGTTCAGCCTAAACTGGAAACGGCGCGTTACGCCATCGTCATCGTCCAGGGCGCTTTGCATACCGCTGCCCGGCCCGGTTCCGAAGGCGAACAGGCTATACGATCCCGTCTTTACCGAGCTCTGCGTCGGACCGCCGAACAGGTAGGCCGACCCGGCGAGGAGCTGGCCGGCCGTGCCGGTCAGCGTGTTGATCTGCCTGCCGTACTGGGCGCCGTCGCTGGTGCGCACGTATTGGATACCGTTGCGACCGTCCTCGCACCAGCCCTGTGCCTCGTTACCCATCGTATAGGCAAAGACGAGGCCCGCGGTGATCGGATTGCCCCAGTCGATTTGCGGCGCCTGCTGCGGCTGCGCCGAGCGGATGCGCTTGCCGACGAGCGCGGCCATCAGGTGTACTGCGCCGCGGCGGCGAGCGCTTTCATCGCCCAGCTAGCCGACATGGTCTGTCCGGACCGGTTGATGACGTACACGTTGTACAGGACCGGCATCAGGTCGACAGGCTGGGACTGGAACAGGGCGTTCGCGTTCGCGGTCGGTGCCTTCGGTGCAACGAACGAGCCGGCCTTCATGGTGAACGGGATATACGATGCCCCGGCCGTGGTGTCGACGTCCGGGAAGTTCGCCCCGTCGATCGCAGGAACAAGGTAGAGGTCTGCGACGGTCGTACCAGCGGCGATACCCGTCACCGTCGCCCATTGCGCAGTCAGCGAGAACAGCGCCATGAACAGGTCGGCGGCGTTGCCGGACGCACGGCAATCCAGCTGCGTCGCCGCCAGTCCGGCCGAGCCGGACGCGAGGGCCGACCCGCTTCCCGACAACGACAAGACGGACTGTTCTTTCGAGAGGATGTTTCCGGCCATTGTCAAACTTTCAGTGCGTCGATGATGTCGCGCGCGGTCGGCGCGGGGATGCCGATCTTGTCGGCCCGGCTGGCCGGCACCTGCGCGAGCGCGTAGAGCGCGTCCACTTCCTGCTGCGTGGCGACGCCGTGCTGGACCCACGCGGCCAACATGCCCTGCAGCTCCGGATCCTCAATGTGGATCGGATCGCCGCACGCGAAGGAATCGCGGATGACCAA